GTGCAGGAACTTTGGTGCTCCCAGCGGACACCGTTTTGTTCGGTCAAGTCACTTTTCAATATGATTTAGTTAATAATAATGTGTCTCGAGGCATTGATAATTCACGGCTTGGAGTCATCATGTGCTTTGCCTGTCCGGCGGGTGCCAACCCTATACCTTGGTCCAACTCCTTTGCAATTAACGCTACTTACGTTAGTTCCATTTCTTTGGGAGACGCCTGGGCCGAGGCTGGTGCTTGTCGAATAGTTGCACTTGGGTTTGAAGTTGATAATGTCACCCCGGCCTTGTATCGAGGCGGCAATGTGTTTACGTTCAGACAGGAAATGTCTGAACCGACGGACACGTATGCTGCCATTGAAGGGCTGGATGGCGCGACGTTTGAAGCAGTCATGGTCAAATCTTGGGCTAATGTTCCAGCTGATCCCGATGAGGTGTACCGCATACCAGGTTCACATCAATGGAATGCTGAGTTAGGTTGCTACGTGGTTGCTACATTTAACACCGCGAAAGACCGACTGGAACGCGGTAACTCTGGCAAAGTGGGTTACTGCATTAGCGAAAAGAGTCCGCCTACAAGGACTGTGGCCAATACTTTGAAGTGTGGTTATGATCCTCCATTACATAGCGAGGCCGTTTATGAAACACATTTGGACATGAGTGGCGCCTATTTTACAGGTTTAGCCCCTGAGTCAGTTCTGATTGTCACGTTGAAATCAACCATAGAGATCATTCCGGATGTCGGTGATGATTTAATTGATTTTCTACAACCGACAACACCTTTTGATCCTAAGGTTGATATGGCTTACGAACTGATGAAGGCTGCTTTACCACCAGGCGTTCCTAAGCGTGATAACGATGCTGGTGATTTCTTTAAAGGTTTGATAGATGTGTTAGAGCCTGCTCTTTCCTTTGTTTTCCCAGAGTTTTCACCCCTAATTGTAGGGGCTGGTGAATTGGGTAAAAGTTTTATCGATAAGGGCAAATCTCTTAAGAAACAAAAGAAACCGATACATCGCGACATCTCAGAAGTCACCGACAAGTTTAAGCGTTTGGGTACTACTATGTCCAATTCTCGTACAGGAACGGACCAACGCAAGTCAAATGACAAAGCAAACGCGAAGGTGGGTATGCGAACACCTTCATCTGAGCGCAGGCGCTCATCTAGCCGTTCACGATCTTTGAATGGCAGAAAGCGCAGCGTTAGCCGGGCCCGTTCTGCTCGGCGCGCTGGGCGATAGAATTAATAGAGGTATTCGGGGCTCACCGGGCCTTTAAGCACGGTAATCGTCGTTGCTTGACGTTGTTTACGATTTGGCATTCAAATCGAGGCCCTTTGTGGGGTATTAAAATTCAGTTGCTAAATGGGGAAACATTATACACAGAAGCAGCTGCGTTCGAAACGCAAGAGTGAACGTTTTGAGCATGAATCCGGTTCCCGCGCTGAACGTTTGACAGTTCGTTTTGCGGATTTTGATGAAGGAACTGAAGAGAAAGCCGTTGAAAGGAATACCCGTAAAGCTAATGAAGACTACCGTAAAAATGATCCTGAAATGAGGAACCGCCCCATGGTCGCCTTTAGTAATCTCACGGATCAAGAACGCATAATTAAGAACGCCCAGAAATTCCAGACCGAAAACAAATGGCCTAGTGCTAATCAACCTTTAATCAGGAAAATGCGAGAAGAGAAATATTTACAATATGTTTACTTGCTAGAGAAAGGGTTGCCACAGTCCTTGGCCAAGTTGTGTAATGTTTTGGAATCCGATGGATTGAATGCGTCTTACAAGATGGTAGATAAAGACTTTCTGCATGAGGGGGAAGAAGGAAACGTATCTTTAAATCATTTGTTGGTTTATGCCCATGAGAAACTTGACAATTGTTATTTTTCCGGTTGTCGTAATAAGAGCCATGTTCAACAAGTGTTGAAATTGAGCATGAAGGGCGTCGACAAGGCATTTGACGATTACGTTAATTTCCAACTTATCAAGCAGACTCAGCTTTACGGCGCCGACGTGGATGCATCACCTTTGGTTGTGAAGGAGAGGTCGCGTCGGAAACGAATGGCATTGATAGATTTGGTGGGGATTGAACCCAATCCTGGGCCACCAAGGGTTAGGAGCAGTAAGAATGTCGATTTGAAGGAAATGGAGAAGCAGGTTGAGCCATTGTGTGCGGGATTGGTATGTCTCTGCAACAAGTGGGGAAACTGTGGAAACAAACACCATTTAGTAAAATCGGTTCCTCCTAAGGAAAATAAAAAGCCAAAAGAAAGGG